GCCGAACATGACGCGCACCGAAGAGAAGGACGACGACGCATGAAAGGGAAAACGGCAGGCGCATTTCTACAGTCGAATTTGATGGCGCTCAGCACCACAGCAGGAGGCGCATTGCTGGCGATGGATGTGCCGGCAGCGGCGCAAGAGCCGTCAGCGACGATTACGATTGAGCGCGGTCAGCGGTTTGCGGTGCAGCGCGGTCTGGCCGTGGTGCCAGTGCGCGGGCTTCTGACGCCGAACATGCTCGCCTTTGAGCGATACATGGGCTGGGCCACCTATGACGGGATCGAAGAGACGATGGACGAGCTTGCGGCGGATACGGAAGTTTCCGGCGTGGTTCTCGACATGGACAGTCCCGGCGGCATGGTGCGGGGCATTCAGGCGGCATCGGATGCCATTGCCCGCTGCGCTGCAATCAAGCCGGTGCATGTGTTGGTCAACCCGCTGGCAGCGTCTGCTGCTTACTGGTTAGCGGCACAAGCGACGGAAATCGCCATGACCGCAGGGGCCGAATGTGGATCGATCGGGGTGCGCCTCATGGCATCTTCGCCAGTCGAGCCTGATAACTGGGGTGATCAGTGGTTCGAGCTTTCATCGAGCAAGGCGCGCGCCAAGAACCCGGATGCCGCGAGCGAAGCGGGCATGGCAGAACTGCGCCGCAGCTTGGACGCCTCGGAGGCTGAATTTCACGCCGCAGTCGCGGCGGGGCGCGGGATTGATCCGGGCGCGCTTGCAGCGCGGCTGTCTGTGACTGAAGATCCTCAAGACGGCGGCGCAGTGTTCGGCGCGGCTGAAGCGATCGCGCGCGGTCTGGCGGATCGGCAAGAGACGCGAGCGCAGTTCTATGCCCGCGTGTCGGAAGCCTACGCCCCTAGCGTACGACCGTCCAACGCGCGGGCCTACGCCGCCAAGGCGCAGGCCGCGCAGGCCACAGCCCTTACCTGATATCCCTTAAAACGGATTGTCTTGCCTGCCGTTCGGCGGGCTTTTTGTGCTGCGGTTGCGGCATTTTTTGCATGGAGAAACGCAAATGAAAGATATCAACGATTACCGCCGCGACCGCACCAGCGCGGCAGCGGCCATGACTGCCGCGTCTGAGCTTATCGGCACAACCGAGGCGTCGGGCGCGGCGCAAGACGATGACGCAATGGTCGCCGCAATTGCGGCCTTTGAAACGGCCCAAGCAGATTTTGCGGCGGCTGATGCCAGTGTGAAACGGCTGGAAGCTGTCGAGGCGGCTGCGGCTGCCTCAGCGCAGTCCGAAACCTCGCAATCCTCACCCGTCCTCGGTGCGCCTGCGCGTGCTGCCGATCCCGCAGCCAAAGGCGTCGATTTTGGATTGATGGTACAGGCGCTGGCAAACGCCAAAGGTAGCAAGGACGGCGCGATTGCGCGTCTTGACCGTGACGGGCATTCGGGCATTTCCGCAGCGCTTTCGGGCGCAACCGACAGCGCGGGCGGTGTGACGATCCCGCGTGCGCAGGCCGATGACATAATCGAGTTGCTGAAACCGCGCGTCGCGGTAATGCGGGCAGGGGCCCGCACGGTGGACATGCCCGCCGGTGAAATCCGCAACGCGCGGCAGGCATCGAGCGCGACCGCCCACTACGTCGCCGAAAACGAAGCCGTGCCCGCAAGCGAACCGACATTCGAGCCGGTGAACCAGAACTTTAAAACGCTGCGGTCGCTGGTCCCGGTTGGCAACGCCCTGCTGCGTCACTCTTCGCCCGCCTTGGGGGCGCTGGTGCGGGATGATATGCTGGACGTGATGGGGCTGCGCAAAGACCTTGCTTTCCTGCGCGGCGACGGTTCGTCGGAGACCCCGAAAGGCATGGGCAGTTGGGCGCTGGCCGGGCATACGCAAACAGCCGTGGGCAAAACCGCCGCCGTTGTCGATGCTGCGCTGCGCCGCATGGTGTCGAAGGTCGAGGACGCCGACACGCCGATGACAAATGGCGGCTGGATCATGCGCTCCTCCGCGAAGAACTTCCTTGCCAGTCTGCGGGACGCGAACAGTGGTGCGCCGCTCTACCCATCCATTGAGCGCAATGGCGAGCTGCTGGGCTATCCGATCTACACCACGTCGCAGCTGCCCGACAACTTGGGCGTCGGCGGTGATGAAACGGAGCTGTTCTTTGCTGATTTCAACGAAATGCTTGTCGGTGACAGCATGTCGCTGACCTTGGCGTCTTCGTCGGAGGCCGCATACGTGAACAACTCAGGCGACACTGTGTCAGCGTTCCAAAACGACCTGACCCTGATGCGCGCGATCGAGGAACACGACTTCGTGCCGCGTCATGACGTTGCAATTTCCAAGCTGACCGGCGCGGGCTGGGGTCTCTGATCCCGAGCCTCTGACAGTGTGAAATACGGCGGTCGCGGATGATCTGCGCCCGCATCTTCTGCAAATTCAACCCTGAGAGGGTCCAAACATGTCGAAAGTTATTCTGGAATTTACGCGGGGTCACGGTCGCTACGTCAAAGGCGACATTGCCGGGTTCGAGCCTGCGCAGGCTGTGCGTCTGCGGCCGGTGACAAAGCCCTACGATGCTGATGCCAAGAAACAGGTTTCCAAGGCCGATGAATTGGCTGACCGCGAAGCGCTGCTTGCCGCACGCGAACTTGAGTTTGAGCAGCGACTGAAAACGGCAGGCGTGTCGCCCACGCCTGATACCGTTCCCGGTGTACCCCCGGCGCAAGGCAATCCAGCTGTCGTGACCGCCGAGGGCGATGGCGAAGAAGCCGGAGCATCCAACTCAGAAAGTGACGGCAAAGATGGCGGCGAACCGCCCGCGCAGGGCAAGAAGGCCACCAAGTAAACGCGATCTGAGAAAGGCGGTGCGCGATGGAGATAATGGATGAAATCGCGCCCGCTGTGACGGTCGAAGATTTCCTTGCGGCGACACATATGCCGGAAGGAGACGCGGCGGATCGGTTTGCGATCGAAATGGCGCTGAGTGCGGCAGAGGCGATGGTAACCACGGCAACCGGAAGGCCGTTGTCGGAACGTTTATGCCGGTTCGAATTGCCCGCTGGATGGGCCACATGGTCGGTGCCGGTTCTCCCGGTATCCAGCGTGGAAATGGTCGAGGCGCAGAACATTCTAGGGGCATGGGTTGAATTGGGCGCGGTGGCGGTTCTTAGGGACGCTTACAGTGCGCCAGTTGTCGAGCTGGTGCCGGTCACGGCGTCCCGGCTTCGTATTACGGTTAAGGCGGGATATGCAGAGAACCCGCTGCCGCAGCTGCGGCAGGCAGTCATCCTGCTAGCGAAAGAGTGGTTCGAAGCAGGTATCGCGGTCGAGGATCAAGGCAAGCTTGAACTAAGTTTCGGGGCGCTGCGGCTGATCAAGCAAGTGCGCTATCGACCGGCGGCGCAGTTCGGGTGGGTGGGCTGATGGCCCGCAAGCTGCTCGATCGGCGTGTTTCCGTGCGCAGGCCGCCATCCGGTAAGGATGGTTGGGGGCAGTCGATCCCGGTGCCGGATAACGCAACCGAGTGGCCTGAAGTGGCGGCGCTTTGGTCGGCGTTCACCCCGGTCAGCGATGGTGAAAAGTGGCGTGCCGGAACAGTTAGCGGCGTATCGGTCGGCTGGTTCGTGATCAGTGCCCGCGCGTCGGTCCAATCGACGGACGTTCTGATTTTTGACGGGCAAGTCTGGAAGATCGACGGGGTGAAGCCTGCGGGCCGCGCCTATCAGGAAATCACGGCGACGGCGAAAGGGGCGGCGGCATGAGCGTGTCTATGAAGTTTAGCGGCGGCAGGGATATGGAAAAGGCGCTTGCCAAGCTGGCGGCGGGCACGGCGAAGGGCGTCCAGCGGCGGGCGATGAAAAAGGTTTTGAAGCCTGTCGCGGAGCAAGCTGGCGCGTCGCCGTTCGAGGTGGAAGTGACAAGTAAGCTTACGAGACGGGAGGCCGGTGGTGTGCGGGCGGATCGTGCCCGCGATGTAGTGACGATGTACGTTGGGCCAGTCGATAATGGCGGCAAGGGCGCGCCGCATGCGCAACTTATCGAGTTCGGCACAGTGATGCGGCACCATGCGTCGGGTAAGGCGGTGGGGGCGGTGATGGCCGATCCCTTCATGCGGCCCGCGTGGGATGCGCATGCGCCGAACATGCTCGAAGAGCTGGGACGGCTGACCTGGTCAGAGATTGAAAAGACGTTGGCGCGCAATGCCCGAAGGGCGGCGCGTTGATGGATTTGCATCTTGTCTCACTGCTGTCTGCTCAAGGCTACGATGTAGCATGGCTGGTCGGCGCGCAGGATGCGCCGTTACCCTATATTCGCCTGCAACGGGTGAGTGGGTCGGACGGATTAACGCTCGACGGGCCGACCGGATCAAGCGAAGGCCGCGTGCAGATTGATTGCTACGGACGCAGCTTTGGTGAAGTCAAAAGCATGGAGGCCGCAGTGCGCGGGCTTCTGTCAGGTTATCGCGGCGGTCCGATCACATCGGCCCGTCTGCAATCAATTCGCGATCTTGCCGATGCGGCAGGGGGCGATGTGATCCAGCGCATCTCGTTGGATTTCTGGGTGCGCTGGCACCACTAACGCCGGAAATCGGCACATCTGAAAATGGAGTACACGGCATGGACTTGACGGTTCCTGTATATGGTTCGGTGGTCGAATGGTCGCCGACCGGACAAGAAGACTGGACGCGCATCCCCAAAGCGAAAAACGTGGTCATTCCGGAGGTCACTAAAGACTTTCGCGACGTGACCACGCTGGACAGCCCCGGCGGGTTCCGTGAGTGGGCCAAGGGTCTGAAAGACGGTGGCGAGCTGACGCTGGAAACCATCTATTCGGCGGCGGGCTACGAAACGGCCGCAGAGATGGAGGCTTTGCCGAACGGGGCTTTCTTCCGCGTCACACTGCCCGCTCAGACCGGCCAGTTGGCGGGCGATCAGTTTGCATGGAAGGGTCATGTAACGCCCACTATCCCGTCTGAAACGGTCGACGGTGATATCATGCTGAACCTTGGCATTCGCACCACGGGCGATGTCGCCTGGACGAAAGGGGAGGTTGCTCCATGATTTCTTCGCGCTCTATCGCGTTGGCGTCAGGCAACACTGCTGTCCTGCGCCTCACAACCGCCGCGCAGGTCCGCGTCGAGCGTCATTTCGGCATGCCTTTGTTCGAAGCGCTTGACGCCGAGAAGCATCAGATGAGCGTCGAGAAAATCGCCGTTATTCTGGGCGCTGCTGCGAATGATGGCAAAGGTTGCAGCGAAGATGAAGCGTTCGAGCTGGTCGATGACATGGGCGGCGCGCAAGCTGCGGGTCAGCACCTTGGCGCTGTGCTGGAAGCGGCGTTCCCCCAAGCCGACACGGATGCGCCCAAAGGATCGGGCGCGCCGTCGGGAAAGGTCAAGAAGCCAGCGGCGTAGACTGGGAGGCCCATGTGCGCGAGTGGGTGCGCTTGGGCCTTTCATACGACGATTTTTGGCGCATGACGTTGCGCGAATGCGATCTGATCCTGACCGCAACGCTGGCGCGGGAAAAGGCGGACATCAGGTCAAAGCGGGTGCTGCAGCAAGAACTGGCGCACTTAATTCACTTCGCCGTTAACGATCCAAAGCACATGCCCGACTTCACCAAGGATAAGGGCGAACCCGCTGCTGAAGTTATGAGTGAGCGCGAGGCCGATGCGCGCCTGCGGTCGTTCTTCATCGGTGCCGCTATCCATTCCAAAAAAGGATGATCCTATGTCTGCTGTGATCGGCGCGCTGCGCGGTGTCCTGTCTCTCAATTCTGCGGCTTTTGAGAAGGGCGCGAAGCGCGCCGAGGCCAGCATGAACAGCATGCAGCGGCGCATGGCGGCAACATCGGCCAAGATGACGAAGATGGGCAAGCGCCTGTCGGTGGGCATCACTGCGCCGATGGTCGCCATCGGCACTGTCACGGTGAAGCGCAGCCTTGAAGCCATCGACGCGCAGGCCAAGCTGGCCCAATCGCTGGGCACGACCGTCAAGAGCATGCAGGTACTTGAGCGCGCGGGCGAGTTGGCCGGTGTCTCGATGGGCGAAATCTCGACAATCGCCGAGGCCATGACTTTGCGTCTCGGTAAGGCGGCGACGGGGGCGGGGCCCGCAGCGAAAGCGTTAAAGCGCTTGGGGCTGTCGGCGGAAGACTTGGGCAAGCTGCCGCTCGATGAGCGTATTTTGGCGATCAACGGCGCGATCGAAGAAATGGTGCCAGCGGCAGAGCGCGCGGCGGTGGCTGGGGACCTGTTCGGGCGCACCGGTGCCATCGCGATCGGGCGGCTCGATACGGCGACCCTGCGCACGGCTGCGGATGATGTGGATCGGTTCGGCATTGCGCTGTCCGAAGCGCAGGCGGATGGGATCGAAGAGGCAAACGACGCGTTGTCGCGGTTGGCGCTGATCGGTAAGGGGCTGGGCAACCAGTTGACCGCATCGCTGGCGCCTGTGCTGAAGGATTTGGCCGACCGCGCCGCTGGTCTGTCAGACTGGTTCAACGGGCTATCAGACAGCACGCAGCGCTTTGTTAGCGTAGGCGCGTTGATTGCGGGCGTTGCAGGTCCTGCGGCTATGGCCTTGGGTATGATCACAATGGCTTTGATCCCACTGGCGACGCCGCTTGGGGCGGTGGTGATCGGCCTTGGCGCTCTGGCGGCGGGTGCTGCCTATGTGGCCTACCGCTGGGATGATCTGGTGGCCCGATTTCCGATGCTTAGTTCCGTGTCGGCAGGCTTGGGCTCAGTGTGGGAAGCCGTGAAACGTGGCTGGGAACTTTCCTGGACCGGCATTTCGAGAGCCTGGGATGTACTTGGCGAAAACTTTGAGCTTGGCATAGGTGCAATCAAAGCGCTGATTGACGGCGATTTCGCGCTGGCCGCACAATCCATGCAAACCATGGCGTCCAATACCGCGACATTCCTGTCGGATGCCTTCGGAGGTTTGTGGGAGCTGGTTCAGCCGGAACTAATTCAGTTCGCCTTAGACGCGAAGGCATGGGCCGAAGGGTTGCCGCAAAAGATCGCCGACGGCTTGGCCTCATTGGGTGAAAAGGTTTCGCAGCGATTTACCGAGTTGTCGCCCGTAGTTTCTGCTGCGCTGGCTGATTTGCGCGCCCAAGCTGCGATCAAGACGGCTGAAATTGCTGCATCCATCGGTGACGGTCTGGCGACGCTAGGCGAGGCCGCGGCGCAGGCAATAAAGGACATGGGTGCGCGCATGTGGGCTGAAATGAAAGCCATCGCTGCGAATGCTTTTGCCGAGGCCAAGAATATTGGCGGTTACGTAGTCGACGGGATCAAGGCAGGGATTGATGAGAAGTGGCAATCGCTGAAAGCGAAGGTCTCTTCCGTTGGTAGTTCGATTTCAGACGGATTTAAGAAAATCCTGCGCACGCGATCGCCTTCGAAGGTCACAACCGAAATCGGTGGGTTCGTGGTCGATGGTTTGATCGTGGGCATGGCAAGCGGGCAAGCAGGACTAGCAAAGACGGCGGCAGATGTAGCGGGCACGGTTACGTCTGTTTTTGACACGATGGTCAGCGACGTTTCGCGCTCGGTCGGGGACTTTTTTGCTGGGCTGGGTGGTGGTGTGAGCGGCGCGATTGCCAGTATCAAGTCGGCCCTGCAACGCGGGTTGAGCTCCGTAATCTCTGGCAGTCTGAGCGGTGGCCTGTCCAGCGTGTTGGGGCTTGGCGGTGGTGTCCCGGCCGTGGTCGGCCCGCAGGTGGGTGACGGCGGTTTGCTGGGTAGTGCTGGGTCGTTATTGTCCGGTGGGCCGCTGGCGGGCTTATTGGGCAGCTTTGGCGAGGCTGGTTCAATCTTTGGGCTTGGCGGTCTGGGCGGCGGGTCCGGTTTTCTGGGTGGGCTGGGCAGCGCGATTTCTGGCGGTATCGGTAACATCTTTAATATCACGGGCAATATCGCGGCGGCTGGCGGCGGTCTCGCCGCCTCCATCGGCGC